ACGACCATTACTGATAGACAATACACGCAGAAAGTTGTTGCAGAATTTGATAAGTTCTACGCATCACGTGCAGGTGAAATCAAGAGTTCATATGTGGAAGGTTCTCGACAGAGCGATGCAGCAGCAATGGCTGAGGCTCGTGATGACTGGCAGAAATTGCAGGAGTCGAGAGTTAAGAACGGTTACAAGCGTCAGTCAATGTCTGAGTTGTTCCGTGCACCAGCTGAAGCGCGTAAGCGTGAGCGTGGTGTTGTTGGTGGTGTAGAAACCACTAAATCAAATCGTAGGTTTGTCGAGCAAGTAAGCTCAGTTTCTTAAGGAGAAAATGATGGCAAAGTCACCAGCTTGGCAACGTAAAGAAGGTAAGAACCCTGAAGGTGGATTGAACGCCAAAGGACGTGCTTCTTACAACAAAGCAAACCCTGGAAAACCAGGACTCAAAGCACCACAACCTGAAGGTGGTTCGCGCAAAGATTCTTTCTGTGCACGCATGGAAGGAATGAAGAAGAAGTTGACCAGTGAGAAAACGGCTAAAGACCCTGACTCACGAATTAACAAATCACTACGCGCTTGGAAGTGTTAAAAAAACCCCCTAGTTTTAAGGCTAGGGGGTAAATCCAACTTAGGAGACAAAACACACTAACGAGGGCAACTACATTAGTGAGCAGATGATACTGCACTTTCTTCAGTTTGCACAAGTGTTACTGGACCACTGGTGTTTTCTACAGTACCCTCCATGGCTGAGAAGTCAAACGCAAAGCAGGTGCAACTACCAGTTGAGTAGGCTGTACCCCTTCCCATATTGAACTTTTCCTGCCAAGGAATAATCCATCCGTTGTCGGTGGCATACTTAATCATCTCCTTGGGCTCCATGCGGTTCTTGGAACACCAGTCGCCAAAGTCTTTCTTGGCTAGGAATAACTTCCCGATGTACTTGTCCTTACCCTTGGTAGTCTGATTGCCAATGATGCGACGACCCGCAGGGGTTCCAACGATTCTAGAGATTGAATCTTCAGGTCCACGGCTATCTGTACGCAAGTCACGGTACTCAGTTGTCACTATGATACGGTTGGATAAGTCGCGAATCATGCGGTTCAAAGCGTCAGCAGGTGAAGTCATGTTGCCTGCCACGATTGCCTCAGTCAGGTCGCCCATCAGCATGGTCGTGAACTCAACAAGTTTGTCATAGTCAAATGAGATAACCTGTAAGTCAAGCAGAATCCTGGCAGCCGTTAGAGTTGCAGTCGCATGGCTTCGGAAGAACCTGTACTCACTCTGAGGTAGGATGACAGCCAACTTCGCTTCAGTAGAAGCCCACAGCTTAGCCACGGCCTCTTGGTTTGTAACCACGTACTTGATAAACGCATCGCCTGCACAACCCATGTTGTCCCGCATCTTGTCAATCGCATCGGATACTTCAATGGCGTTCTTAAAGATGGGTACGTTGTACTTGGAGAAGTTGATGGCAATCATACGCACCGCTTCTGCCTGAGTATTGGCATTGTGCGAGGCTAGTTTGGCGTGCATGTCTTCGTTGGCTGTGATACCAACAACGGCTTTCCAAGTGTGCTGTTCAGCGAATCCAACCTTACCGCCACTGGATGTGAGTCGGGCTCGGTCAGTACCTTGGGAGACTGTATACGCAAAACTACTTACTTCAGCCGCATCCATGTCGGTCATCTCGTCAAAGACAACAGGCATGTTTTGGTGAGCACCTACGATAGCCCAACGAGCGTTACGTGTTGCACCATCCTTACCAGCGTAGATCAGCTTATTGGCATCAGCGAGACCATACAGTGCAGCGCGCCACACTGAGGTTTTACCTTTTCCAGATGCGCCAGAGTTAACTGCAACCAACGCACCGTTGTAGCTATCCTCACCAAATGGGGTCAGGATAGAGCCATACACATTACAGAATACATACTGTGCGGCTTCACTGCTTTCACGGTTGTATATAAAGTTAACAGCTTCAGCGTAACCTTCAACGGTTCCACGTGGGGCAGGATATGTATTCTTGTAAGTAGCGGCTGCACCACCAACGTAGACTCTACGAATAGAACCATCGGTGTGATACAGGCGATCACCTAGTAGAAACCCTGCCATGTTGTCACGCCAACCAAATGAAGTCAGAGTATCAACTTCCCTCTGCTCAGTCATCAGCTTGGTAATTGAGTCACGAATGTACGCAGTCAGGTGCATAGTTGCGTCCTTATTATTAGAAGGCATCAGTTCGTACTTGGACATGGCCTTGAGTAGATCGGCTGACGAAGCAATAGCGGCTGTGTCAACTTCAAATTCTCTAATGCGTTTGTCAGGTAAGTGCATCCGAATCGTGAATGCAAACGCCCCATCAGCTTTCTTGATACGCTGAATAGGGTAGAACAGTTGGTAGCAGAATGTAAATGGCTGGTTTACACCATCCTTGTCTTTGATAAAACGAATCATCCGATTGTTCTGATACTCGTAAGTCTCAGGCAACGCAGGGACAATGGTTTCCACAACAACTTCTTCTTCTACAACCTCAACTACCTGTTCGACAGGCTCAGGGATAACCCTACCCAATACCATTGGCGTTTTAATTTTGCCTCTGTGGGGGCATCCAGTACAGCCTGCTTCGTTGTTCTTTTCAAAGTGGCTACACTCTGTGGGGTTAGTAGACCAAGTCTCGTAGCGAGTAACAACGTCTGTATTAGAGTGTTTATCAGAACGATTCTCGCTCCACTCATGGGCTAATTCAATGTCTTCAGTACAGTACCGAATAAGTCCAATGACCCCGCGCCACACTTCAAAATTAACATCGCCCTTGGTATCCCGCATGAACCTGACCTGTTGGCAGTGGTCAGCAATCAACCGAGCAGAAGTTTCGTACTGGGGTCCATCGTATGGTGTGATCAAGTCATCATTTAAACCAGGCGCTGATGATTGTTTTGGTACGTGAGCTTGAAGTGCTTTTACGGCGCGTGAGACTGTGGCTGCAAATTCTTGTGGTTCAACAAATGTAGGCTTGTTCTTAACCTTGACTTCACGGACCTCACGTCCAGCTTTGCGATTATGAGTGCCTGCAGGTCGCAGGATAGAAGACAAGTCAGCAGTGCGGGTTGGGTCAGCAAGCAATCCAGCGGCATTGAGTGCGGCTTTAAATTCATTGGCAATTGCTCGCCAACTGTTAGGACCAATGGGTTTAGTCAAAGGCCAATAGCAATGTAGTCCACCGCCTGAATCAACAAGCATGGGTTGAGGGAACTGGTGTGTCTTGCAGAAACCAAGGATTGCTTTAGCGGCTTCTGTTTTATCCAAATAGCCTTTACCTTCAGCGGCTTTGTCTTCACCGCAGTCGATATCAATCCAAAAGGACTTAGCTTTGTCCCAGTTCTGTGCGCCTCGGTATTTGGTTTTGGTTACACCATTTACTTCAGCTTCATAGCTTGCCGCCTTATAGGAACAGCACGCATGGTAGACAATCAGGTTGCTTTGTGCATCATAAGATTCGATGGCTTGCGCCATGAGTTCGAGAGACTCATAGGCTTTGTGTGCAATACCTTCGCGTCCAACACGTCCCAACCCTACGAACTTGAACCCCTCCTCAGGAAGGATCGTTTGCAGGAATTCGAGCGTGTTCATGGACTACACCCCTGTAATGATGCGCTTGTCTTGTGCCTCGGCTCCAATCTTGAGGGTTTTCCCTATATGGGCAACCGCAACATTTAGAAGCTCACTGGCTTGAAGCTGAGTTTCCGCAGACTCCACAATGACGCGTCCAATAAGTTCGGCAAGTCCCAAGATAACTTCACCATGGTTGAATCCTTTATCGTTCAAGGCACCGTTGGCCTCCAACACGACACCGACAACTTTTCGCTGATCTATTTCGTATGACATATGTACTCCAAAAACAAAGGGTGGGGGTACTAACTGCTCGTCCGCAAGCTTAAAAGCCTTTGCACAGCGTTCCCCCCGTTAAATTAGTCGTCGAAGTTCAAGTCATCTAGGTTCAGATCGACAGCGACTTCAGGTTCAACCACTTTGGGCTCAGGCTTTGGCTCAGCTTTGGGCTTAGGCTTGGCTTCAGTTTTAGGCTTCTCAACCACAGCAACAGGCTTGTCCAATGCGGCAACAGTCTCGTCAACTGCAACAACACCAGTACCCAAGATAGACGCAACTACCTCAGTATCTACCACGGCTTTGACTTCATTGTAAGCGGCTTCAGGCAAATAACCCATGGCTTTAAATGTCAGCTTTGGTGTAGCGGCTTCCGCTTCAAATGCAATCTTGGTGACCACTTGAGAGTAGTGCAAGTTGCGTTTTTGCAACGCTGCGGCATATTCACTCAGCGCCTTAATAGATGCAGGCGGAACACGCAACAAGTATGGGTCGTTGATTAACCCAGCGGCTGCGATAGCCAAACGCTTAGAGTCTTGGCACGCCTTACCCTTACCGCCATTGTCGCCAATCTTGCTACCCCACTGATTGTGAGCGCAAGTAGAGCACTGCTTAGACTGTGGGTTCTTGGAGTTGTCTTCGGGCTTAACGCCTTCGTTACTGTAGCAGTCAGGCTTCTGATCTTCGCCACCCTCTTGGTAGCCCTTGGCGTAGTACACCTTAGACACACCTTTGTTGCCTTTGAGCAACACCACCTCAATAGCCGTTGCGGGGCTATCAGGGTCTTTGGGGTTCATCATGGTTGTGCGGTCGCCACCACGCACAATGGCAAATATCTTGCCTTTGATGGAGACTACGGGAAAACCCGTACTAACGGTTGATATCAAATCACCGTTTAAGTTTTCCACATTTTGGTTCTTTAAATACGCAGGCAGATTGCCAGATTCAAATGGAATGATTTCGCTCATGTGTTTTCTCCTGTTAAAAATTATGATCTACGAATGTTAATGGTTCGTTCTACACGCCAGTCAATGCCTGGGGGCAGTGTCTCGTGTTCGTCTTTATATTGCTCAACAGCGGATTGAGCCGCACGTTTCTGCAACATATGCCATGCGTTGTTCTCTTTACAGAACGTCATGAACGCATCGGGGTCTGCAATGGATGCAGTGGCTTTTGTGGATGTATACGCAGTACCAAATTCTGTGCGTACAGAATCCATGCCTGTAGTCTCAAATGTTTTGAGCAAGGCCGCTTCAATTTTGTCTAATACTTCGTCGACTCTGGCTATCTTGCCATCGTACTCAGCTTTCATCTGAGCTTTCTTGTCGCGCACCTCAATGTATTTTGCTACCAACTCTGATATTTTCATGTTTGTCCTAAGGGGGTGTTAGCTTACTCTTATTTTGTGTGTTTGTACTAAGTGTTTTCACTCATCTGATTCAATTCCTTTCATTATTTCAAGTAGTGCACCTTGCAGTTTCTGCTTGGTGCGTAGGCGGGTGTAAATGCGTCTTTCAATATCTGATGCAGCAATGTGAGCAATCACTGTCGTTCTAGTCTGCCCAGGTCGTCGCACTCGTGCGCAAGCCTGTTCGTAGATATCATTGCTGTGGATAGGAGCAAACCAAATGATGTTGGTTGCCGCTGTAAGTGTCAGTCCATGAGACATGGTTGCAGGGTTTGCCACCAGTATCCTAAGGTCTGTACCGTTTTGAAACTCACCAAATATTTGATCTCGTTCGGCTTTGCTTGTGCCACCATGAACTGCCGCCACTGTCCACTCAGTTGACAACTCTTGCATCAGATGTTCTAGAACTCCAGTTAACGGAACGAACACGATGACCTTGCCTTCTGAGCCTTCGATCAACTCTTTAAGTACATCAATGCGTGGCTTGTTTGGAATGTAGATGTGCTCGCCGTCTTTACCATAGGCAACTCCACAAGCAATTTGAACAAGCTTGTTGGCCTTAACCGCCTCGTTGACAGCAAGGACCTCACCGCCTTCGTATTCAGTTATCAGTTTCTCAAGCATGCCTTTGTATGCAGACTTCTGCTCATCGGTCATCTCAGCATCACGGTTGATAAATGTCTGCTCGGGCAAATCGATACAGTCATCCAAGGCAAACCGAACTGCGGGTTGCATGATCTTCTTAACAGTATCTACTGCATCAACACGTGGTATCCACTTGAACTGTGTGATCTGCTTCATGACTGAGTCGCGGAACTGACCAAAGTATTTGGGTACGTCAGGGTTGGTTGGACATACGATTCGGCATTGTGCCCATGCGTCTGTAGGTTCGTGTGGTGTGGGTGCACCAGTCAAAGCCCATATACGTCTGTGCGTCTGCTTATTACATATGCTGTTTAGAATCTTCCATCGCTCTGTACTGGCATTTCGGAACATCGCAATCTCATCGACAATAATCAAGTTAATGTCGGGGCGCTTGGCTAACTCGTCTTGAATCGTTCTAATACCATCGGTATTGATAATGTAAATATCAGAGGGTTGAGCCAATAACTTCTTGCGTCTTTCTCGTGAGCCATACACAACTGTGGCATCTAAGTGTGGGAACGTCTTGAATATCTCGTCCGCCCAAGTGCGCTCCATTGTAGATAGTGGACAGATAACCAATGCACGTGTGATGAGCTTAGCATCACGCATGTAGTCAAATGCCCATAGTGACGTAACTGTTTTACCCAAGCCCATGCTGTTCAAACAGAACGCACGTTCATTCATGGATAGAAAGTTCGCAGTCTCGATCTGTGCCGCAAAAGGTTTGAAACGACCAGGCCACTTATAGTAATAAGTCATCGGGTCAGGCGGGTTAAAGCCTAAGTTTCTCAGCACCTTAACTTCATCAGGTCTGTGTGGAACAGCCACTAGTGTCTGCCCATTGTGCGTTACCAACTTTGCGGTTGGTATCGGTATTGTCACTCTCGTTGGATGTTTTAACTTGAGGATCAACGCCCTCTTATCTTGTCTGACTAGCATCTATTTTCCGTATGCGCTTCCATTGCTTCCTCTCCAGCCACGGTTCTTTTCTTTATCTACGACACGAAGGTTTGACTTATCGTTTGTGCCCTTACTATCAAGCATCTTCTTGTGGTCAACATCTTTGCCATCGCCCTTTTTAACTTTGCCAGCACGTGCCATCTCTGCTCGTGCTTGGTTACGCATCTCGCGTTTGTCTACTTGCTCGGGACGTGCGTTATACGCCTTGTCATAAGCCGCTTTAGTTGGTCCGCCTTTGTTCATCTTTCACCTCCAAAAAATCAATAAGTTGTTGAACATCATCCACCACGATAGACCATCCACCGTGGGCAAAGATAGCTTCTAATGTACGATCTTGGTTTGCAGTTGTACATCCCCTCTTCCCTGGAGCCTTGGTCTCTACACCAATAAACTGTCCACGATCGCAACAGATAAAGTCAGGGATGCCTACTACGCCCATACCGTTTTGCATGGGCATGAAGAACCAAATGTTGCGCTTCTTTAGTTCTTTCTTAACGGCCTCTTTAACTTTACCTTCAGGAGTCATCGCTTATCCTTGTAGAACTCACACGTTTTAACTGGACACCATCCTTTGCACAGCCCTGAGGGTCGAGCAGGCCAAGCGTCACGCTCGTAAGCCGATTCCAACTTACGCACCTTCGGAATGAATGTTTGCCAAATGATAGGTACTTGGTCACGAGTAAACGTTTCCTTGTCTATCTTCTTGTCACGCATCCACACGAATCCAGTCACCACTGTATTTACTTGTGGGTATATCGCAAAGGTGTATCCCGCATACAGCATCAGTTGATGGGTCAGCTTTCGCTTGCCTGTCTTGTAATCAAGATTAACTGCCTTGTCACCATTGACAATCAGCAAGTCAGCAATACCCCGAGTCCAAGCCCTACCCCATGGAGCAGGTTGGAAATTTTCATCCAGTGCCATCTCCACTTCGCAAAACTTTTCCCCTGCCATGTTTGCTATCTTGGTAGCCAAGCCTTCCCATTGGGACATGCCCTCTGGTAAAGCCGTGCCATCTTTGATACGATATTCCATAGCTTCATGCACACGACCACCCCATAGAGTCGCTTCAGTGGGAGGCTCTACTATGTCTCGTTTGACACGCACATGGTAAAACTGCCTAGGGCAGGTTTCGAACTTCTCAAGTTGACTGTATGTCCAAGCGGGTATTGTCATAGGGGTTGCGCCCGAGGGGTAAAAACCTCAGGTGATGGTGTGTATGTTAGGGCATCCATAGCGTATGTCAAGGGGTTTTATTTGGCATCTGCATAATTATTTCCAATGTCGCCTTCACACGACACTGGTAAGTTGGCGCACCACTTCGGAGGCACTGACATGGTCTCAGTCATGAACTCTAACGCCCAGCTGCTGGCGCTTTTAGGTACGACACAAACTACCTCGTCATGTACAGTTAAAGCAACTTTGTACCGACAGTCAGCCAGTGGGTTGTCGTTCTTGCGCATCTCCATGTCGATCTTTGCCATCTGATCGAACACAACTATACGGGCCAGTGCTTGAACTACGTTCTCAACTACCTTACCACCGTATATCTTGACAGGACCATAGCGTCCCCTGTACTCACATCCATCACCAGACTTACTCAGTTCAGGATAACGAATCATCGTGCCGTTGGGTAAGTGAATGCCCTCAGGTGAACAGCGTAGTTCAATGCCAACACCGAATGTTGTCTCATAGCCCTGCGCCATTTTGTCCAATGCTTTCTGTGCATCCTTCCACAGTTCGGCAATCATGGCGTACTTGGTTCGGTACGTGGTTACTGTCTGCTTGGATTCGCCTGCATCCATATCAACTGAGATACCGCCTTGACCAATCTTCAAAGTACCTTGGAACTTATCAGCACCCATGCCGTAGCCTAGGCCCAAGATACACGTCTTACCAACAAACCGTTCAACCTTGTCTGCTTTGGTAACAGGTTTGCCATACACGATTGATGCAAACTTAGAATAAATATCTACACTGTTGCGAAAGTCAACTAGCAAGTCTTCTTGACCAGCCAGCCACGCCACGACACGCGCTTCAATTTGTGCTGAGTCCACTGCAACAAGTACATGATTGTCGGGTACTTTAATTGATCGCCTGAGTGCACCGCCTCGTGGCAGGTTCTGTAGGTTCATCTTGTCACCACCACTAGCACGCCCAGTGTGAGCACCCCAGTAGTTCAAGAGAATTGGTAACGCACCACGCTCAGAGATTCCCAAGAACGATTCGGTTCTCGTTTCTTCCAGTGTGGATTTGATACCAAGCCTTGCCGCAACTACAGCTTGCACCGCAGTGTTGGGATGTTCAAGCAGTGCTTTGAACTCATAGTCTGTCTTGCTAAACGCATACGCTTCTTTGTTAGTGCGCAGGCTCGTCTTGAGTGGCGGCTCAACGCCTAGCTTCTTCAGCACCTCGGCAAACTGTGGGTTGGACATAAGTGCGTCTCTACCAATAGACAAGTCAATACGTTCCATCAACTTGGCCTTCTTGTCTTGAACGTTGTTCAGGTGAGCAATCAGTACATCTCTGTCCAACTCAAGCACTGGGTCAGTGAACATCCGAATCATCAGGTCCTGTATGTACAGTTCCTTCGGAGGGTTGTCTTTCTTCAGGATATGGAACAAGGTCCAAGTAAGTTCCACATCGTTGTTGCAGTAGTTACCGTAGTTGTCAAGGTCCCCAGGGGTAAAGTCACTGCGTCTTTTACCAAGCGCGTTTACCACCTCATTACCTTTGTGTCCATCTGTAAACTTCTCAGCCAATGCTTTGAGTGAACCACCGACAGTCAAGCCCGTGATAGGTCGTGACATTGACAGTGTATCTAGATAGTACTTGGGTATGATGCCAAACCGCCAAGCAAGTATGGCTCCATCAAATGCCATGTTATGACAGATCAAGTAGTGGTTAGGGATATCCAGTTCTTCCAGTGCCATTGCTATCTCACCATTGGAACCAGTTACCCATTGTGCAGGCGCATCGTCAACCTTGTATGAGAAGCCAATGACTTCAAATTGCGGGTCTCGGATGTACGCCTCGGTCGTCATCTTGGACAGACTAAACTCTTTTGAATAGTAAGTCTCAAAGTCCAGAGTGATGTAACTCATCTTAAGTTCCTGACTGTTGCACGCTTTGTCCAACAGGTTACGCAATGCCACTTTGATGGGCTCATCTGAATGCCACCTTCAGGCGGTTTAGTCTGCCCACATTTGTCGCAAGTCTTAAGTTGATGTATGGGTTGCTTAGCCCCTATATCTAATTGTTGTTTAGCGAATCCGTTCACGTGATCTCCTTCCAGTGTTGTTAGGCTTAGGGCAGTCTTCGGGTACGTCAACGACGACCCAAATTGCCGCTAGGTTGTTTCGGTATTCTGATTTCTCCCATCGATCAATGTACACCCCAAAAACATTCTCCAATGATTTGTTGACCGAGCGATTGTCTATACCAGTAAACTTAGATATATCGCTTGACTTCAAACCATCGGGGTGCTTTTTGAGTAACGCACGAATGATGTTGTGATTACTCTTCACAGTGGTGCGTCCTCTGCGTTCTCAGGATTGAAAGGTAGTTTATCAAGCGGGTCATGCTCGGGCGGTTTAGTTGGAAAAGGCCACGTCATGCTTCAAACACCTTCTTGAGTTCAAGGTATACAGCTTTCGCCATACCAACAGACATTGAGTTAACAAGCTGTTCAGCACTTGGAGAACTTGTCAGTGAAGTCGATGGCATTGGCAGCGCTGCAGTTGCTTGCGCTTTCTTCTCTGCTTGGGCTTTCTTCTTGGCTTGGTACTTAGCACTGTACTCGAGTTGCTTTGCTCGCTTGATTCTGTATTCAGCACGAGCAATATGTGCCTTGGCAAGTGCTTCCTGTCGATTGAACGCAGGGTATGACTCTCCAACTGCTTGATATACAAATTTTCCGTTTGCATTCTTGCTTCGGCTAAGTACACCACGGTCTAGCATCTGTTTGAGCCGAGTAGATATGCCAGTCATGTCGCCACTGTTTACCAGTGAAGCAAGTTCCACGCTAGTTTTGTTCGGGTACGATTTAATCGTGTCCCAAATTAATTTACTGACGTTGGTTTTGTCAGGCGTGATAGGTGATGCAGTTACATCATCATCAAATTGTAAGTTGTCTAGTTTCATAAGTTCGCTTTTTAAGTCAGGCATGTAAGTTCTCCTTAGTTGTTACGGTCAATGTGCTCTAATAAACGCTCAAGATAGTGTCGTGCTTTTAATACATCTTTGACACCATCCTTATCCTTGTATCTAGCAATGTACTTAATGACATTGCCTCGCAAGAATCCTTCAAATTCTTCAGCGGTCATCCATGATTGCATGGCTGTCCACGGTTGAACATCTTTGCTTTGGTAGTGATCACCACCGACTTGTGTTTCACTTGCTAGTGGTTTATTCATATGATTTCCTTTTGGGGTCAAGCTTTAGATGAATCATGAGTTGGACTAAACGAGATTCCATTCTCGCTAGTCGTCTCTCAATATGGGAAAGGCTGTTCAAGTCGTTTGACTTGGTGGAGGCCGCGCCATTTTTCTCCAAGGGCTTTGACCGAAAGAATCCACTGGCGTTGGTAATTGCGTTTAACATGTTTGTTTACTTCATATGATTTAAATGTGTTGATAGCTTTGCGCATGAGTTGGTACTCTGTCATACTTTAGCTCCTGCCATACGTGCACCGACTGCCGCTGCTACGGCATTGTCAGTGTCAATCTGTTTAAGAAATTCTGATGCCTTGCTAATTTTCTCAGCAGTGCGCTCAGACTTGACCAACATGCGTTTCATGTAGGATTCGGGAATGTAGACACGTACATCGGGCCACAACTTAACTGCTTCGTTAAGTGATTTGCAGTTGTTCAAGAAGTCCTTGATTTGCCGTTGGATAGCTTTCCACTTCTTGTTGTTCTCGTAGTATGCAACGTCACGTTGCACAATTTCTGCAATGATTGGATGCTCAGAAGGTACATCAAAGTGCGTTGTATAGCTTGAGGTCTTGGGGGGTGCCGCAGTACCAATAGCAGTCTTGATATGCACCATAGACTTTAGCTCTACTCCATCATGTTGGAACTTAGTGTTGGCACGAAGTTCTTTGTTGTACACTTTCCAATCATCAGGGATTACATTCTTCAAGTGAAAATGGTTACCCCATATCAATTGCTCGAGGTCATTGGGTAGTGTTTGATAGGTAATTTCATCAATTGGTTTCTGAATTAGATTTGCGTCTGCCTCCTTCATGCGGTTGATTTTATTTTCTACATCGTTGATTAGTGTTGCGCTAATAGCTACATAAGCCATGGTGTTGCTCCGTTTAGTTAATAAGTTTAGGTCATTATCCGTGATAATCAATAGGGACTAACCCCAAGATTAATACATTGAATGTCTGACAAGAGACATTCCAGCGGTCAGGGCAGTATCTTTCAAGAGCCGCAGTCGCATCTCAGGGGTGTAGTGCACCCACTGCCCTTCGTAATAGCCGCTAAGATTTGGCACTGCTGTATTGCTTAAGCCTAACTTAACGACCATCTCTGCATCCTTCCCTGTTGGGTTGGAGTAGTCAACATCTTCAGCTTGCACTTGATGGATTACTTTCATCCCTGCCAAGTGAAGCTTGAAGTGGTGATCGAACAAACCCAAGCGAAGCATGACCATGGTTAGCTTGTATAGCACCGCAGTCTTTGCCCTCGCTTGATTGAATTGTTGTTCGGTTATGACCCGATTAAGACTCGAGTTCGAAGTGGACATTTTCACCATAAGGGGCTTCAACGTCACTGCTGATACACCACACGACTGGATAGCTAGGTGCGTCACCGAAGTCTGTATAGCCATCAGTCAAGCACACAAACACATCGGGGTCGATGCCTTCATTGGCACAGTAATCAAAGCCTGCAGGCATATGAGTGCCACCGCCTGAATAGAATGTCAACGCTACTTCGTCGCCGCATTCAAACACTTCGTGCTTAACTACGTCAGTGTCGGTATACAAGACATGAACCTTGGATGGTCTGCATTGCGTAACGATGCGTGATAGGTGACCGTTGTAGTGATCGAGTTCAACCTGAGAGATTGATCCAGACACATCGACTTGCACAACAAGCTCGCCCATCTGTGGCAACTTATCCACGCTAGGCAAGTACACATCAGCAAACCTGCGGTTGGGTCTACGCCACGATTGATTCTGCCTGACCTGCGCTACGCAGTGCTTCTCGAGAATCTCATACCAAGGGGTCTTGGATTCAAGCATACCTGCGACCAAGTCCTGTAACTTAGCGGATAACTTACCGCGCATCTTGGCGGCTTGTGCTGCTTCAGCGATCTCGACTTTGATCTGACCTTGCATCTCACGAATCTCGTCAGGGGTCATCTCACGTCCACCATCCCCATAGATCACATCATCACCAGTGCCATCGTTGGGAGGACCATCACCACCTTCGTTACCATCAGGCAATTCATCGTAGATAGTCTCGACTGTCTTATCCTTAGACCCTTTGATATCCACGCAGTTGGGAATACGCTGACCGATGTTGCTATCGTCTAGCATATCGTTAATCCATGCATCACCTGCATAGTTCCACTTCTTAGGGTTGCGACTACCGAGACGCAGTGCGTGCTGACCCATAACGTGACCGACCTCGTGACATAGACCCCACACCAGTTGCGGTACTTCAAGCTTGTCGATGAAGTCAGGGTTGTAATAGATACGCGCCTTGCCATCGACTGCCAGTGTTGGGATATCACGTGTCTCAACCATGGGGCGTTTAAGTAGGATGCTTGCCCAGAATGGATGGTCAAGTACGATTTGTGCTTTGGCTTTGTCTAATTTAGTTGCCATGTTTAACCTCTTACTTCGTTGAATATAAATACTTCATTGCGATCAACTGCATCACAAATCCGTTTCGCTTTGTCCAAGTCTTCTTGGCTTCTTATTAATGGGGTGATCTCTCGTGCAGTCCTTGCATTGATTAGATTGAAGAAGTGGTAGTCATATTGGTGTTTCTCAAACAGAGTCTCGATCGTACTAGACACCTGTTTATTACGCCAGTTGTTGTAGGATTGATCACCATTCTCCATACGCCATGCGGCAAAGTCACCCATGATGAGTTCATGTATCTGAGTTACTTGTGCGGGGTTTAAGTTCTCACCCTTGGCATCGTGGGTCCCATACTCTCTACGAATCGGCATACCATATTTTTCTGCCAGTCCCTTGGCTAAAGGTACAGCCACCGATGAGTAGCCGCCTCGTGCTACACCATCCATGATCATGCGCTTGACTGAGTTCTTCATCCTAATAGTCCAGCGTGCTGGGTCTAAAGTAGTAGTGATCTCAGCCCCAGGTAACTTACTGAGTCGGGCAACATCCCAGTAGTTCATGCTTTGGTTGTGTATCGTCATTTGTTTTCCTCCGTTTGAATGACTTCGATTCTGTCGTTAGCGTTTCGCTCAACCTTAAATTCTTTGTCAGCGACACCTGCAATGATGCGTGATAGGTGCCATAGAACCTCGTCTTTGGCTTCGTTGCGGATACGTTCCCTGAAATACATAATCACAATTCCAAGGAACGCACCGAATAGTATGAGTTCAAAATCTGAGAAGATCATGCGGCTCCGTATAGTGCACCCATCTGCTGTGCAATGTAGTCAAGCTTCTTGGCGGCTTGTTCACGAACGATTGGTGATTCACGCAATACTTCTTTGTTATCAGCAAACAAAGTCACAGCGTCTCCGATGATGCGGGCCATGTCAGCTACATCAGTATCTCCACCGACATTGAGGCGTTTAGCCATCTCAACACCCTCGATCACATTCTGAATGGCAGAGTCTCTAAAGATTGCACCATCAGTACCGATTGGTTTGTTAAGTTTCTCGACCAAGTGCTTGAGTGGCTCCATCATTTTCTTAATGACTTCGACACGAGCACGAACAGCCACATCATTCATCGATGCTTCAAACGCTTGCTTGTCTTCATCGCTAATGTCGAACAAGAAGTGGCTTGCCTGTGGCAGTGGGGTAAAGCGTAGATCATGTCCAATGCGTGTTTGGAATTCATCCGCAGTTGGATAGTCTGACGCGCAGGGTGCTACATACCTTGAAGGCTTAGCTTTGCCTGTATCGGCCAGTAGTCTCGATTGCACATCAAGCTGTACATATGTGTCATATTGGGGCATGACTAGGTTCATGTACGCATCAACTTCAGCCATGAGTCCACGCATATTCTGTGTGTAATCAAAGTACTGTTCGTTGGGCAGTAGCCTCGGACCTTTGTCAATGTATGGCAGTGTGTGCGTTTTGTGATAGGTGTATATCTCACTAGCCTTGGCAAGCAATCGATTGATTGGATTACTTGGGTCGCGGAATAATTTCTTATTCACTACGAATGCGGTATCGCCCAATTCAGATTGAAGATACTCCTCTGCCATCATGTCACGAGTGGACAGGTTGGCTCTACGTGTGGTCAGCTTGACCAGCATGGCTTTATCTGCCAGTGTTGTTAACTGCATGTTTGCTCTCCTCTTGATTAAATAATGGAAAACCTGATGTGGCTTCACCCACCTCGATTGAACGGTTGATATAAACGTCAGTTGGGTCATCCCCAAATCTGTCTATTTCAATGTCCTTCTCCTCCTCACCTACATGAAGACGAGTCCCCGATAAATTGGGATACTCACTCCAATGTGTCCACAGTTTCTCTAGCCAGTTAATGTCTCCATAAGTTGAGTACCATTTCCAGCCTTCGAATTCAAACTTGATATAGCCAACTACATCGTTGTTATGCCTAGCTTTGTAGACTTCAAACAAACTGAAGTCCATATCCAATTCCCCCGCAGGGGATGGATGATTCATTCGTGCGCTCACCATTGCGGCAGTTATGTCTTCGACAGTACCGCGTATCAGCCATATGCCATCGGTTCGATATCCCATGATTGCCTCACAGTAAGACGTTGGCGTTCTTCACAGCCCACTGCATGAATGCCTTGGTGTTGCGAATCTCAGGCTTGAGCTTCTGTGCATCAAAGATACACATCACTTGGAAGTCAGGGGTCAAGCGATCAACATACTCAGCGACACGATCGAAGTTGTCCTTAGATACCTTGTGTGCCAATGCACCAGTTAAGGCATACAGTACAGCAGGGTCAGTTGGTACAGCCGCTTTGGATGGGTTCATCAAGATGCTCTCGATGTTGGGCAGGTTCTCAAAGATACGCTTGAAGCCTGTGTACTCAGCCGCCGCACCCTCACCGACACACCCTGCAATGTTTTCATAGTACAAAGCAGAGGGCAGTGTTGTGTCTACCTCATTGGCAAACTCCCAAGTCCGTGGTGTTGGATTGATGTTGCGATTGGGGTCGAAGTCAGACAATAGATTGGGCTTGAATCTGAGGAACTGAATCATCTCGACTGCGATGTTGTTCTCCAATGCCCATGCACACCAGTCGTCTAGGTTCTCGTCATACTGCAACTCTTGCATACGATTGGATAGCTTGGTAGTCATGCGATTGGCACCAGATTTGTCCGCTGTACGATTACCTGATGCAATGATGTGTAGCTTGGGGTGTAGTCCGAGCTCGCCAGCGAACTTATCCAAGATGACACGACACATTGGGTTCTGCATCGGTTGGGGTGCATCGGATAGTTCCTCGACAATCAATGCACAGGGTTGGTCAGTCCCATCGTCACGAATGCGATAGAACTCAGGCATTGGTATCCACTTGGCTACATCGTTGTCAGTACGTGGCACACCCATAATATCTACAGGGTCACGCAATGATGGATTGAACTCCGTGATGCGCTCAGGTGAGATGCCAAGTGACTTGATAATGTCACGACAAAGCGCTGACTTGCCGCCACCAGGTTTGCCAGTGATATAGGGAACAAGTCGGTTACCCTTGGCGAAGTTAGCTAGTACAGATGTTTTGATATCTGAATATTTCATGTTTTGCTTTCAGTTAGTTGTGCCCGAGGGCGTTGATGTACGCACAAGTTCTGCGCTTGTGTTCCAGATAATAGGTAAGGTGAGGCTCACTACGTGAGCTCTAGGTGGCTCACTAAAATTTAGTGAGAGGACCAGTTGGACCAGTTGGTCCTAGTGACTTTGATCGAACCTGCGCTTGACTTGCATCAGCTTCCACTGTGCATCTAAGACAGCCATGACTTCAAGGTATGCAAGTTGGTTGCGTTGTTCTTCTTGCATTCGCGTTATGGTCGCCAATACAGCAGATCGAGCATCAAGACCGCTATCGCTAGTATTATTGCTACTCGCTCGATTTTCTCCCATGTTGTGTGCATGATTGTCTTTCGTGATAGGTGATGTGATGCGTGCTCTTGCTTTGGCACGCTCGTTTTGCTCATACTGCTCTGCTCGTCTGCTCATGGATACCTCCGATATGACCTCACTATGGAGTCATTGGTGGGCTCATTGATTTCGAGTACGTCTATCTTTACGCCTTTGGCTTCCATTGCGTTCATGAATACAGCCATGTCACAGTCTTCCTCTAGGTATACGATGTTGCCCTTGACATACGAGTAGTGACTGATTTTATCTTGGATGCCAAGTTCTACAAGCTCGTCGTAGTTAACTGCTAACCAGCCGTGGCCTGGATCGGAGTAGAAGTAATAGTCAATTTTGTTGGTTGTGCTCATGTGTTTCCTTAGTGTGTGTCGTGCATCGATTCGACTGGCAAACCATTTGCTCAGCCGTTGTGTTTCCCAGCTTTCCAATTCATCTTGCATTAGCATTGATATCGTCCTCTTGCAGTGGTGGTAGGACAGTTGCTTCTTGCATCATCTTCAATACACCTTGCATTGATTCATATGTTTCAGACCCCATGCAAGGGTTAGCAAACCCATAGGGTTTACCTTTATCGTTGTAATAAACTTCTTGTAGGCAGTACCAATCGTCACCGCCATTCTCTGATTTAACATTTACGATTCGATAATTCCACATTGAATGCCTCCATAGCGTTGCGTAATTCATCCCATGATGGGAAACGTTTGTATGTATCGTAGTACCGCCATTCCTCACAGTTAGCGCATCCTGCTTCATATGAACGGCATCGTTTGCTTTGGCTACTTCGCAAGAACTTGAATCCTTCAATGGATACATACTTGCTCTTGGCTCGTTTGCGTATGTCACGTACTTTCATTCGATTTCCTCGTTTTCTTTTCGTGGCGTTTGAGCACTGCCACCGCGTTATTGCGTACCATGATGTAATCGCGCTTCATTCTGTGAAAGTCAGAGTCCATGAACAAGTCTCCATATATTTGCATGAAGTCATAGCACAGGCGCAGTGCATCTTTGGTATCTCGGTCAAGCGCTTTCATTTGCCTCCCTTGTGGCTTGAGTTAAGGTTGACCAGTAGTGATAAGTCAGTTACCACGATGTAGTTTGATTTGGGCATGGGCACGATGGTGTGCTTACGCTCTTTGGCTAACTTCTCGCCACAGTCCATACAGGTCGGGCGTGATAGGTGTTTGCGTTGTGGTTCGACACGCACAGCGTAACAATGCGTGCATATAGGTAAGTGATAGTCTTCACTCATCTAGCTTCTCAATGACACATAACGCTATACCGCCAAAACAAAAGCCCGAAACCACAAGCAGTATTTGTTGGTAGTAAGCTGAATCTTGGTTTATGCCAAAGAACAGGCAGAGACAGAAGGCTAGAGTGAAGCCAATGGCGTACAGAATGGATTGCATGTCAATTCCTTTCAATTGTGTATTCAAGGTTATCAAGGCAGTTCAATAAAAGTCCACGATTCAGGCAAAGCTGATCGTTAATGATTTGGTTGCGTACAGATGCAATGGCATCGGCTTCGGGTATGTGCCCCTGCAAGTGGAATCGATTTGAGCGTAGTATGCGAACGATAGTCCATGCCATGTTAGTGACTCCTAACTTTGTTGTAATATTCACGAAGTGCTGACTCAGGGTCATCAGCGTCCAAGGGATTGTCAA